TCAACTCCAATGAGTGGGTGTATTATATATTTGATTACTAATTTTGAAAGGTAGATATCTTGTTTCCCCAAAACTTTGAATTTCTACCTTTCCCTTTATCTGTTCACGAACACTTTTTTTAATCCTCATTTCTGGAAATTCCTTGCTTTCGATTAAATCACCCTTCATTAAAACTTTTTGTATTTGCCTCCTTCCGTTATCAAACGACTGAGTAATAACTTGGAAATCCATTATAGACTCCCCTTTCTTGTTTAAATTCAACCTGATATAAACACTAATGTAATTAACTACTTTCTCTCAGGAATGTTTGTACTTTTTTGACTGTCCCTATATTCATATTCTATTATTTTTGCTACAATAAAACAAAGTATAGCAAATCGTAAAAATAGATTGTTTTTCGTTAATTTTCGTTTTTTACTATTCTAAAAACAATAAATTCACGAAATTACACAGGGATAATTTCTCATTTTCCGAAAAATACCGCTAAACACCATCTTTTCGCAAAAAAAAATAAACTTTTTCAAAAGAGGTGATTTAAATGGATTTGGATCGCAAAGCTCTTGGGGAACAACTGAGGCAATTACGTAAAAGTAAAAATTTAATTATTAAAGACATTGACTCAATGGGTTTATCAGGTGCATCGGCAAGCAAAATAGAAAATGGTCATCCTTCAGTTGGACTCAAAATGATTAAAAAATATTGTGGAATTTTGGGATTTGACTTTAGTAAATCACCAATGCTTGACAATCAAACAGTTGAAAAAGATCAAGACAAGCCTCTCAAACTAAAACTAACAATAATTGAGAATTTGGTCAGAGATAATCACCCTAAATTAGCCTTAGAAAAGCTAAAAGAACTAGATTTACACCCGTCTCACACATTAAAGGCTACTCATCATTTTTTAAGAGCAAAAATATATTTATTAAAAGGTAATGTAAATGAGGCAGAAAATTACTTTCAAAAGGCTATTCAATCGATTGAGAACCATCCAGAATTCGCTCTTAAATCAAACATTAAAGCGAACGCCTTTGTGGAGCTAGGGTCAATCGAATACAAGAAAAATAATTTTTCTAACGCACTAAAGTTAGCAAAAAGAGCAGAAGAATCATTTATAGAACAAGGAGAACGGAAATTTTTAAAACATGTGATACTGATGAATCAAGCCGTTTATCTTGAACTGCTCAATAAAAATGAGCAATCTCAAGTCATCCTAAATAAAATCAAAAACGAGATAAATGAAATTGAACATCTTGATGTTATCTTGAACATGTATGACGTAAATGCAATCATTTTACAAAAGTCAGGGTTATATCGTAAAGCAATCGAATCCATTGAAAAAGGACTAGAAATAGCTATACAAAATAATAAGCATGGACGAGCAGGAGAGCTATGGAAAACGCTAGGAATAATCACAAAATCCATGCATAAAAATGCCTTAGCTATTGAATACCTAGAAACAGCAAAATTTTTACTGAGCAATCACAACAAAAAACATCAACTCATAGTTGTAGACAAAGAACTAGCTGAGATATATAACAAACAAAAAAAGTGGAGAAAGGCTAAAAACTTACTCCAATCTTCACTAGCTAATATTGATAGTAAAACGCATATACTGAGATATATACAAGCCAGACTCACTCTTGGGATTAGCACATATCATTTGAAGGAATACGAAGAAGCATATGAACATTTTGAACAGGCGTTGCAATTATCTAAAAAACACAATTTAAAATCACTTGAGTACAAATGCACATTAGAATTAGGTAAATTATTGAAAGAGACTGATCAGACAATGTACAATCAAAATCTAAACAGACTTTTCTCACTAGCCCTTGAGTTAGAGGAAGAAGGAGGTGAGATTAATGAATAAATTACATGGAGATGATGATATAACATAGCGGATTGTAATTCTCAAAAAGATAACCATCATTGAAACGATGGTTGTCTTTTTATTTCATATCAACTGTAATACACAATTAGTTCCCCTGGCCTCCTACTCTCTCTTTCCTTCCGCTTCCTCTCACTATTAGCCGCCTTTATAAACTCATCCTCAACCCCATAAATCCGTTCCCTATTTTGTATCCATATTGGATACCACTCACGCCTTAATTGCTCTTTGATTGGTATCTTTTTATTACGAGTACTATAGTCTATACCATCTGTTCCTATGTGACATTCTCCTGAATCGCTGGTTAGACGACTGATTAAAACTTCTTTACTATGTCGTCTCTTCAACTGATAATCTGTTAATATTGGGTACTCATGACGGTTCCGTTTCCACGGGTCCTTATCCTCAAATTCCTCTTTTAAAATAAAATTAGCCAACCATTCAAGTTGGCTAGAATCAGGCCTTTCATTTTGTGGGTATTTTTCATTTCTCGGAACCTGGTCTATATATCCATCAATTAAATTCTGTATTTTCTCAACTCTAAACTCGCGATTAGATTCGTTCTCTTGGATTAATCCATTCACATCTAATTTAAATCGCTCTTTATAGTCCATCTCTTCACCCTTCCTTCCTAGTAATCCCATTGCTTAAATATATCTGCTATTTTCCTACATGCTGACTTGATCAATCTCTTAACTTGACGGGTTGATATATTCATAATTCGGGCTATTTCATGTATGTTACTGACTTGATCATATTTATAAATCAGTACGTTATTTTCCAATGATGTCAACTCGGCTATTTGTATAGCTCGTTGTAGATCAATTAAAAAATCGTTTAATTCAGTCCGTTGATATCTTTGTTCATGAATTCGATGGATATTCATTAAGACCTTATGAACTCCTTTCCGTCCTCGAATTCGATACTTATAGTTAAAATTTCTCTCGTCTTGCCCTGGTACAAATCCGCTTTTTCCCATATTTACATCTCCTTTTCTGTTTGAATTCCATCCCCTAGTTCATCGAAGGGAAAAGAAAAAAAGACTCAAGCGTATAAGCTGAGTCTCCTGTAATCCATGATTGAATTTACTTGATCTTTAAGATCATCAAGTGATCCCTCATTCTCAACTAAGAAATCATAAGTCATTACCTCTAACATCCGTTCCGTTTCATCTCTTAACTGTTTCAAAGTACATTCATCACCACGTTCAATTATTCGGTCTATTCGCATTTCTAGTGGTGTCTCTATTTTGATCACCTTTACACCGTGATCTTTAGCCCAAAGCCTTTCATTTGGCTGTCGGATATCGGTTATTACAAACTTAACTTCCTCTACCTCATCAAATAGGCTCAAATGGGTATTAATATCTGCAACCATTAACTTAATCCAAATATCAGAATCAATCTTGCGGCATTCTTGTCCGAACCATTGATATAAACCACGATCCTTTGCAGTGGATTCTCCAAATAAATCATTAGCGGTTATTTTCAATTTGGTACCAAATGCGAACTTGATATATCCGTAATTCTCGATCAAGTAATCTGCTACAGTATCCTTACCCGACCTTGCTTGCCCCATTAGACCTAAAATTCGAGTGTTTTGTTTTAATTTCAAATTAGTTGTATTCGCGCTATACTGCTCCATAAATTGTGGAACCAGTTTCTTAAAATCGATATCAAATTTATTCATCCTCTGATTCCTCCGTATCCAAATAAATTAAAAGCTGATTCTTTTTTTACTTTATATGCCAAACGGTAAAGACGACCCAAATCTACACAATCTATCAAATCTAAAGTACGAAAATAACATAATGCAAAATCTTTCATTTTTGCATCTATCTTCTGTACATAACTTTCCTTGTCAGATAAATCCATCCCCCAAAACAAACGATAATGTTCAATCATAATTTTGTTAACTTGTTGAACTCCTATTTTGGGAATCGTCATAAAAAAATAACCCTCCTCGATTAATTGAAATATGTGAGGGAAAAACCTTGAAGGGTATCCATAAGGGTCAAGATCAATAACATTGAATTTTTGTTTTTCATAAATATAGTGATGAATTCTTTTGAAAGAATCACATTTCATTATCTTTAAATTAGGATTCTTTATTTGCTCTAATCTGCAAATTTTGGTTTGATCAATATCATGTGCAACCACTTCTCCAAATTCCAGATACAACTTTGTTAAATTACCATTACCAGCGTGCGTTTCCAGAATTCGATATTGTTGATCCTTTGATAAAACCCTGTTAATCTGTTCTTTCTTCTCAATAGGATGGTGATGTTTATCGTTGTTTTTAGACTGGTGTAACCTTATATATTTGTGTTTCACACTGGATACTGTTGTATTTAAAACTTCTGCAATCTCTTTGTAGCTTTTATTTTCCACATCCTTCATTCTCAAAAGCTCTTTTGCTAACTTATCAGACCATTTCATAATAAACGGACTTTTTCAATATTTGTTAAATCAAACTCCAGTTGAACCAAAAGCCCCATCTCCTCTCACTGTATTCTCGATTTTGGCAACCTCTATGAATTCAACCTCTGGCAACTTTTGAACCACAATCTGGGCGATTCGATCACCCGGATGAATGATAAAAGATGATTTTCCAAGGTTGGTTAAGATAACCCCAACCTCACCACGAAAATCACAATCAATTGTACCAGGCGAATTAAGGACAGTTACTTGGTTCTTTAGTGCGAGACCTGATCTTGGTCTAATTTGAATCTCATACCCTCCTGTTATCTCGAACGCTAACCCAGTAGGAACTAAACGAGTTTCCCCTGGTTTGATTACCATCAATTCATCAATTGCCGCTGACAAATCAAAACCAGCACTACCTATCGTTTGGCGTGCTGGTAATTGGGCATTTGGATGTAATTTTCTCACTTTTATTTTCATGCACTCACCTTTCCTTTCCGTTCGATTTTCTTGATCTTACGAGGTTTCTCATAAGATAGATCAGGATCAAATTTAACTGACCCGAACATCGTTCCAACCACTTTATCAACATCAATTTCACCCGAATTATAAAGATCGTAAAGCTCACTATAATTTGTCATCTATCATTTCTCCTTTGTTTTTGGATATAAAAAGAACCAAACTTTTTAGTCTGGTTCTTAGCGAATCGGACATGCTCCACCTTCGCAATCATCTATGAGATTCTCGTCATCTTCACTCACAAGATTAAAGCCTGTAATTTCCCAAGGTTTCTTTTTGATTTTTGCGCTCATTTCCTCATACTGCTCTTTTGTAATCTCTTCAAGCGGCATTTGTGGGTAGGTTCCCACGGCATGAGGTAACAGGGAAGTAGATTTGATTACTCCTTTGTATTGGTCAAGAATCTGGGCTATTTCCTCAATCTTGTCTTCCTCTTTGCCCTCCTCCTGCTTGAATGTCAAAGTTGCGGATACTGCATTATCTGACCAATAATTAGCCAATAACGCCTGGTTTGCAGCTTGTTCTTGTAACGGAACCTCTCCAGAACCTTTGAAACCTTCTAAATGGGCTGTTGGTGCAGCGATTGGGAAACTGAATACAAGAGTATTCGAATCATAAATCGGGTTCCCATTTTGGTCTACACCTTGATAAACGGGCTCGTGATCATAACCACATTCTTTCAGCATTTGGACAATAGGAGCATTTGCAGCAACCCGAATTCTACGAATCATGTACTTTGACCAATGGTGATGAATTCCAGCAGAAACGCCCATAAGTAAAGACAATGTCCCAGAGGGTTTAACTGTTGTAACTTTTATTGATGGTTCTGCTTCTAACTCATAGGCTTGTTCCAAATTATATATTTGCACCCATCTATACATACTGTCTAAATAGTACCTTATTCCAGGATCGTCAATTGATTCAAATTTCATTAATAACCAATCAGTAAATCCTGTTATTCCTACTCCTAACCGTCTATGATGGTATACTACATCTCTAGTAGCTTCCCACTCATAAGGACGGAATGTGACTCTATACGCAAATCGAGCTGCTAATTTACAAACTTCCTCGCAGAGTGTTCGAGGTTCTTTCCCACTTGAAATCAACTCATGGATTTTAGGTATATTGATTTCAAATAGGTTACATGGTGAGGCATTAGGCAAGGTGATTTCCCCACACGGATTAAAGCCTTCAACCTCTTTATCAATCCCCTCTTGATAACCATCTGCAATTCGCCCATAATTACGGGACAAATTGATATTTGTATATCCAGGCTCCCCATTGTAGTAAATATTCTTAGCCAATTCCCTGAGCGTTTCTAAATCAGTTTCTTCACTAACATCCACACTATTATTACTAGCCCAACGCCATTGAGAGGCAATTTGATTCTTTTCTAGGTTGTAGTTTTTGGACTCCACGAAATCCTTGCCCTCTTGATCACCAATTAGAATTAAAGCAGTACGGCGTACATTTCCAGCCACAACACAACATCCGATATTCTGGATAATATCGCCCCAATCAACGGAGGTTAATTTCTCCCCTACTCGATTGTTTAGGATTTCATTTACTCTCTGTAACATTTGAACCAATGGTGCAGGACCCGAAGCAATACCACCAAATCCTTTAATTTCGGTTCCTCTCGCGCGAATACGGGATAAATCAATTACAATATTAGATGAACTACCTATAAAATGACTATCAATAACTAGACTTAACGCTCTTACCCATCCTTCACGGGAATCTTTGATTGATAAAATGGGACTATCAAAATTCATAAATTCGAAATTAGATACAACACCCAAAGGCTTCAATTCACTGTTATAATCTGGGTGATGAGTTATACATTCAAAAGTTATATTTACTTTTCGGGCTACTTTAGGCATTTGCTCCACATTTTTTTGTTGAACATTAACCCCTACTCCACCTCCCAGCATTGAGTTATCAAAGGTGAAAGCAGCAGCAAAAGAGGGAAGAGGGGTATTAGGTAAGCCTAATACAGGCTTAATTTTAGAATCCCCATAAGGTTGAGGACGCATTGATACAAACCAGCAATTATTCTCAGCGGCTCCAACACGCTCAGCAAATTCCGTACCAGTCATCCACAATCCGCGACCAGGTGGACATATTACCAAATTAAAAAAGAGATGATAAAACCGCTTCATCTCCTTTACTAGCTCTTCTTTTCGGTTGTCAGTCCATTTCCCAATTTCTTTTAATCGGTTAGCTTCAATATTAAAATTCCCTTCTGTGACTCGGTGACATGTTTCCCACCATTGTTCCATGGTGCCGTTCGGTTTCTTGCGTGAATAGGTTCGTAAGTAAACTACATAACCTAAACCATCAAACCCCCAATCAGGATTTTTTCCTTTATATTGACTAATGAATGATTCCGGTAAACTAATTAATTTTTTCATCTGCATTCCTCCTAATCTTGTTTTATTAAAATAATTGCAGGGCCTTCAATGTTAATTTCTTCTTGATAAGTAGTAATTATGGCATTGCTATGAGGCTCTATAAAAATGGTACTGACTCCTTCTCTCTTTTCAAGCTCTTCAGATATTTCCTTTGTTGAGTAATCTTTCAGCGGTGTTGTATTGCATATCAAATTTCCGAAAAATTTATTACGTAAATATCTGTCCCTATCGCTTTTAAAGTCATCACTCATGGTATTCAAATCCACTGTCCATTCCTGTTTATCTAGCTCTAAAACAACCTCTTCAACACGCTCCATTCCGTGATGAATATGAATATATTCAAGACAATCTTGAATTGACTGCATGTTGAAGCCTCTTTTTTCTATTACATCTTTTGCCTCTGCTTCTGTCGCTCTATACTCAACCATTAACCACTTTACAAACTCATCAGTCGTCATTACATCAGAAACAAAATCGTCTACAATGGATGAAAATACAATCCATTTTCCGTTTTGTTCCACGTTAAATCTGGGCATTATTTATCCTCCTCTGATTCATACTCCATTCCATGCTTAACCTTAGCGTCATGGATCGCCCTTGAAACCACTCCATCTACAAAGTGACCAAACAGTGTTTTAGGCATATACTTATCAGGCTTAACCTCTCTGAGCGTCTTTCCGTCTTTAGTAGTTTGATTACCAGCAATAAGAATCCCAATATCTTCAAAGAGTGGTGTTAGTGGGGATTCTTCTAATTTCTCGTTTGTCTCGCGTTGCTTTTTCATGAGTATAATCCTTTCTCTAATCTCTCAGATAGTAATAACATTGCTTGGCTAACAGCTTCTGTCAATTGCGCCAATTCTTCGAATGTCAATTGGTCGATAATTTCACTCAAATCATCAAAATCCATTGAAGGCGTTAATCCTTCCCAAACAATCATTTTAATATCCTGAGTTGTATAATAACTGGATTCCTCTTTTAGAATTCCTTTAACGTTTAGGGTAAGAATAGTCCAAAGATTATAACTTAAATATCTGGGTTCATCTAACATTACCAAGATTTTTTCACTGCTCATTCACTTTAACCTCCTTCTCTAATTTTCTCATTTTTATTAATGCAAACAGCGGCCCACATGACAGCCTCTTCAAGTTTGGTTAAGGTTAGGGATTTTTCACGGCTATTCGGTAAGAGTTCAATGACTACCTTCATCAGTTTGTCGGATTCCTCTTTCAATATTTGCATTTTATCCATACATATCAACTCCTTATAAAATTAAGAGACTTCGTACCAAGCAACATGAGTTCCATTAGTGCTTTTTAGACACCAAAAACGCCACAGACAAGCCTTGTTTATCAAGTCCATGACGTTTTTGGTACTTGCAACCCCTAGGGGTTGCAAACGAGCACCACTATTCCAATCATTAAAAAAACAAGTAATAAATTAAGCCAAATAAGCATTAAAAACATGAAGATATTTATTAGAACGTCAATCCACTCTTTCAATCTGCTCAAACAACCACCCCATTTAGAAACTAAAAAGGACGCTTTAATTTGCGTCCTGTTCCTCTTTAAACTCTCTTAATACATCGCAGATTATATTAAAAGTTTCATCCACCCGATCAGGTTCGTGGAACAACATACTCCATAACTTGATTTTGATTTCTAATTTTTTCTGTTGGTATCGCTCGTGGTTCCTTGCTACATCAATATCAAACTGCTCAGGGTTAAATTCATATTTGCTTGAACCCATATTTGATTGTTTCTTCATTTTCATCCCCCGATCTATCCCGAAGCACGGCAAAAAACATTAGATTCTCATACATTTTTATTGGGCGTGATTCCCCATCTTGTATATCTTTAATTTCAATGTTTGAAAAAGCTACCTGTTTATTGAATCTCAACTCTAGATATGAATTCACAATTTGATAGATATCACCTATATCAAGCTCAATGAACTCTTTTAGTTCTTTTTCCATTAGTTATCATCCTCCCCAATCAAAAAAGCGATACACACAGCACATGCATCACTTTCATCTTCGTTTTCAAATTGATAGTTACCTAACATCTGACTAACAACCTTCTGAACTTCTTCTTTGCTTGCCTTTCCTGTTCCAGCTACCCGTTTCTTAATAGTCGTAGGAGGCAATTCTTTAACCTCACAATCCAAGATACTATAAACAGCTCCTACAACCCTCTGGATCGCCTTTGTAGCCTGATTATGACGTACATACCCAGACTCAATAACTACTACATCAATATCATAGTCCAGTATCAACCGTGATATATGATATTGAATTCGTTTTAATTTCTGGGTTAAAGTATGTTTGGGCTTGGCTTTAATGTGACCCACTTCAAGTAATTTATAAACCCCTTTCTTAGCCTCAATCACGGCATAGCCGGGAGATGAAAGAGATAAATCTAAGCCTAGCATTATGATGTTATCAACCCCTCTCCCAATGTCGAACCACAATTCCTTTTTTAAATGGAACCTCTTTACATGTTGATCTTTTCGAATCTAACCACTCATGCCAGTAGTATTTACCCTCCGTTTGAAACTCTGATTTATATACAATCTGCCTTGCTTCTTCTTCAGATTCAGCAATCACAATAAACTCACTATCTTCCTCATAATCCCAATCTAACCGACCCAAACAGTATAATTTATTCAACCCACTCACTCATTCAAGTTCATAATCCTCAGCCTCTTTCGCTTTCTTCTCTAATTCAATTACTCTTTTTTCCAATTCAAATAAGATATCTGCAAGTGCCGAAATTGAGGCTCTCAGAATATTTATTTCAATCATTCACAACCACCCCCTAATCTGATCAATGTAATCAAACATAAGTTTATAAGTTTCTAAGATACGTTTATTTACTTTGGAGTCGTTGTGGAGTCCCATTCCTGTATACTCTTGTTCTAATTCGTCTATTTCATCAGGTGTTATTGATCGAGCGATTACATTTTTGTAATTGTTAAAAGTCCATTTTGAAACATCTAATTTAGGTGGTGTTTCGTTCTTCACCATCTCCATTACTGATTCAAACCGTTCTAGTAAGTCCGTTCGATCCTCATCCATGATTCGATAGTAAAAGCAACGCAAATCAGGGTATTTAAGCTGCTCATCAGCGCTCATTTCCCAACTCTTTTTAGATAGATTTCCATATAGCAGTAAAAACTCATCAACTCCATATAGGATCGAATAAGCAACCACCTGTTTGACATGGTCAGGATCAGGACCACGCATAGAAAATTGACTAGTCCTAGCTGATGACGTTTGCTTGCTCTTTATTTCTAGTCCAATCCGGGAACCATCTTTGTACTGAATTATTCCATCAGGTTGTCCTCCAATGGGAACACCTGAGTAAATCCCGTATGTCTTGGCGAATTCTTCCCACATAGGAACCTTTAACATTTCCCCTGATTTCGTTTCCATTGTGGTATAGGTTGGTTTGAAAGCTGGATCATTACCGGTCATTTTCTGATAATGCTTATGGATCGCTAACAAATCGTGCTGAATCAAGTCCCCAAACATACCTCCAAGTTTCTGCCAACGCTTTTGGTGTGGTTGAATTGAATCTTCATCTCGCTTATCTCCTTTAGCCATGTGGTAAAGTTCCCGCAAGCAAGATGATGCACTAGAAGGATGAAAATAATGAACCCCCCGTTTTTTCAATCCTTTTGACGGAGGGTTTAGAATCGCTTCATATTTGATTTTATGAATGTAGGCTTCTAAATCCAGGTCATAAGGTTGCTTTTGTGAGTGAAAATTGTTGATCATAGAAAGGAAATCAGTTGTAAGCTGTTCTCCTCTTCGTGTAGTACTTTCCGTTTCCATCTGATCTATGATTTCGCTTGCTGTGCTAGTGAACATTTTATCTCCCCTTTAAAACAGCTCAATTTTTCTTATATATGTGACTTTCCGTTTTCGATCTAATAGGCTATTTGCCGCAAACTCTATGACGATTTTTTCAGGTATTTCTTCCTTCTTTGCATACCCATACCAAAAATTAGTCATTCTTTTGTGAGAGTACTCACAACTACATGCTTCTCTTCTGCTTTCAAATTCTGCATCACATTTTTCACAATGCCACTTTGTTTTAGGCATTATATCATTTCTCCTTTTTCGGTCTACAATTCTCAAAATCCCACTCATCCATTCCGTATTCCTCTGCCCAACGAGGCATCACGACTGTATCAGACTTTAACGGAACCGTGAACCAATCAGGGACGGTTTGCGTCATGACTTCCGAAAACAAATCCATGTTCTTAATGGTCACATCTTTTTTCGGAACTTCAATAATAATTTCATCGTGGATCGATGCAACCAACTTCCAGCCTCTTTCCCGACAAATCTGAGCCATTTTAATACCGTTTAATTTGATAATGTCACTGGTTGCGGAACCCTGAATGACTGCATTGAAACACTCTCTTTCCATCCCTGCTTTTCTTGTCCTTGGTTTCTTTAGAAGGGTTAATTCAGCTTCTATTTCTTCTAATCGTTTCTTATCTTTAATCCGCTTTCTTTCACGGTACAACTTCATCAATTTAGGTTCGTTTTGTTCTGCTTGTTTAACAACCTTTTGATAGTCTGCAAATCTTCTCTTGCGTCCAAATAAGGTTTCAACATAACCGTTCTTTTTCATAAATTCAATAGTATCCTTAACCATTTGATCGAAAGCCGGGAATGATTGATTAAAACGATCAAAAACCAACTGAGCAACTTCCAAAGTTACGTTCATTGTTTCCGCAAATCGTTTAGGTGTCTGCTGGTAACTCATAGCTAATACTCCCTGCTTCATCATCTTTCTAGGAAAAAAAGCGGTTGCTGGTGCTTGGTTTTTGTCTTCTCCACCAGTTTTAGAAACTGGATCATACCAACCATTGTCACGGCAATATTTTTCTGGTAAATCAAAGGCTAACATAGCCATTGTGGTATATAAGTCTTTTCCGTCTAGAAAAATTTGACGCAAAGAATTATCACCATATTTGGTATACATGATATGGGCCTGTACTCTTGGTTCCGCTTGACTTAAATCAGCACCAAGAAACATAAAACCAGGAGAAGGAACCATACATTTTCTAATTGCGGTTCCTTCCTTCGTGCGTGAGGGGATGTTTTGCAAATTGGTGCCCTTGCTAACTTTTCGATTGTCTAATACTAGCTTTCTAGCAATAGCAAAACGGTTAGAATCGGTTATAAATTCACCTATCATATTGCTTGTTCCCCTTGGTCCATTTGCGAATAAGGCATGTGTTCACGTCTGAATTTGGTTACTACTTTTTCAGCTTCCTGTTTATCTAGAAAATAGCCTAAATGATGCATTTTACAATCAACTTGTACTAATGCTCTCCACTTACCTTTTTCTTTATCTAATGTTACTCCTCTGATGCCTGATTTGTTGTTTTTAAAGGCTCCTCTGTAATTCTGCAAATTTTCTTTTTGGGCGCATGCCCTCAAATTAGTTTTACGATTATCTAATGTACACCTATTAATGTGATCTACTACTTTTCCAAAAGGAAAATCTAAAATGAACCTATGCAGTTGAATTGTTTTATATTTTTCTTTACCGTTGATCGTTCCGCTGTAATAGGTATTTTGAGCATAACCCCCACCTACCGGGTTATAACACCATCTGCGCCCCAATTCAATCAAGCTAGGTAAATCCTCGGTATCAATCAAAACCTCATGAACATCACCATTTCTACGGACAATAAAAAAAGCCGTGGTTTCCCCACGAACTTCATAATCATTGAAAGGCATTAATTATAACCCCCATATTCGTTTTTAAGCTCTTTGTAAACATCTATTGATCGACCAGAATACGATTTACTTGCATAACGGCCCGTTTTAGTTCCTGTTGCGTCAAAGAGTGAATGTAATCTACCATCAACATCAATATTGTTAGGTATTGATCGTGTGTAAGTGGTTATTAGTTTTTCGTACTTACTAACTTCTGACAGTGGTTTAAGTGCTGATTCCTTCTCAAAATACTTCTCTAATACCGCTTTAGAAGTAGATCGAGATTTACCAATTTCAAATTCTGGGGTAATGTCTTTGATTCCAAGGTGGTCATAAATCAAATAGGCTTTATGATTACTGTTAGTAAGCGAAAACCCAGATATATGATTAGGATAATTTTCAACCGTTGCTAAAACTGGTTTCTTTTCTAGATGTTTCTTTAACTGAGATGTTAAATTTGAGTACTTTTTAAGGTGTGTTTTACCTTGTACTTCAACCTCTTTTATACTTGATTCAATTTTGTTTTTACGTTCATTCCATTTGTTTATACGTTCTTTTTGTTTTGCTTGCCAATCTTTAATCTTTTTCTGGTTGATGGTTTCGCTCATTTTTCTAACAAAACTATCATTGATATTATAAAAGTCGAATAGTCCTTTTTCCGCATTTTTTAACTGGTTTTCAAATTCAATATTAAGTTGGTTAAGTGCTTCTAAATCAACATTGAATCCAGTTCGTTGTAAAAATACATCTGTCTCTGGTAGTTTTGAATCAATCAAGGTGTTACATTGCCATAGGTTATCTGTTTGTATCATCATTTTTATCTGCCATTCGGTTAATTTCCAACCATACAAAACGTCTAAAATAGCGTAAATGCCTACTATTTCTATATTGAATGGTGCAGGTGAGCATTTAGAAAAAAGATCCTCGAATGTGTAAATTTTATGATCAATTCCAAAATACTTCCCATATTTCTGCACCAATCTTTTTAATCCATATGATTCTTCGTTCTCATTTAGTAAGTGCATAGCATTTAAGCTATCAAAGACACAACCCTTAATTTCTATCCCATCGTTTAACCCCATATGCAAATCAAAACGAGTAGCTCCGAAGTGCCAGGATTTTCCCTCATTGGGATTCTCCATATAAGGCTTAATAGCAGTCAAGAACTTAGAACGGGTTAATTGCTTTGATTCATCTTGCATTTGATACTTATACGGAATCTGATTTCCGTTGATTTCATCGATTCCAGATAAATGAGTAAAAGGTAGATAGAAACCTATCTCCTGCAATGGTAACCAACACGAGTAACCCACTGTCATATCTAAAAACCAATCTGTACCTGTTGTTTCAGTGTCCCATGCAATTAGAGATGTAACCCCTAATTCATCCCATCGTCCAGCCCATTCTTGCCGTTGTAACATGCATTCCGCGTCTAAATCATCAATAAATTGAGCCAGCTCGCTATCATCAGTCAAGACATAAAAGTTATCAGGTTTGGATCGTAGCAACTCATCAATCCGTTGCTTCCTTAATTCAAGGTTCTGTTGATGCTTCAGCTTTTTTCCAATTCTCATAACCTCAGCCTTGGTTAACGGTCCGTCTTTGTCTCGCTGTAAATCTCCTTTTTCAAACTGCTCACGAACTAGGGGGATTAACTCCTGTTCCTTTTTGGTTAGGCTCTTTTTATTGGCTATCTCATCTAATTGGTCTATAAGAGGTTTCTTAGCCTCTGAGACGGCTTCTATACGCTCTCTCGCCGTCTTTGTGTCGATATGGGTAGGATTGCTTAGGGTTAACTGGAGATTCAGATTCATTTAATCCCTCCTAATGGACACTTTTAGACTCGAATCTCATTTCAACACCTAACTGCTTGTTCAACTCATTACAGATTCCTTCAACTAGCAAATCTGCCTGAACAAACTCAGATTTAATCTCAATTTCAGTAGCAATTTCTAAATACTTTAACAATAGAGCAACTCGATCCTCATTCATAATTACCAACCTCCTTCTCCTGTCATAGCTTCCTCATAGAGTTGATCCAAACACTTGCTAAACACTCCATGAAAGTATCCAGGTAGATTCTTGATGTTCATCTTCTTTGTTTTCATAAAAGCAGTACGTAAGGCATAAAGACCAGTTTCAACTAATTCAGATTCAAGGTAAGCATCTTTGAGATACTTGATTTGTCCTAAGTAGACACCGTATAACTGATAGAGTAATTTCTTGTCCTCTACAAAGGAAAAACAAATCGATTTAAATCTTTCATACGGGCTCCAAATACGTTTTTTATTTATATTGATTTCATTGCTTTGATAGATTTCTGTTTCAGGTTCCGAATTTTGTGCTTCAGGGCTTGTCTTTTCTTTGATTTCTGCTTTCTCACGGAGTTCCATATTCGGAGTGTCTTTTACTTCTTCTGATACTTTTTTAAAGGGTTGGAACACATAGAGGTTAGCACCATGACCACCTGATTTAATCCTCATCATGTGATGCTTTGTAACCATTCCTAATGCCTCTAATAGCTTCAAGGATCGAATAACGGTACTTCTAGATAGTTCTGCTATCTCAGCTATTGAATTAATCTTCAGAAAGGCACAACCAACGTATTTAGCAGCGAAACGAGCAAGGACTTTGTAGATAGTTATTGCTGATTTAGTGAGGTTGTGCTTCTTGTTATACAAGTGTTGGCGGATTGATGAGTTTAAAGAATCGATATCCTTAAATTGACTGTACTTTTTAGACAAGGTTACGTATTCGGAATTCAGGTTACTCATGGTGCTTCTCTCCCGTGTATCTATTTTGTTGACATGAAAAAGACCCCCAATAGGAGGTCTTGCTTATTAACTCAATTCAATTAACATCTGATCAAAAGTCTTTAATTCGTCCCCGACTTTGATATAATCAGCGTCTTCTCCATTCCAGTCCTTGATATCAATGATTACCAAACGTTTACGCTTTTTGGGTTTGTGTTTTTCAAGGGATAACATTTGTTTTCTCCTTTCCTTAAATTGAAAAAGAGTACCCAAATCGGTACCCTTTGATCTATGATTTGATCCATTTTTTCCTAACTGCTTCTTTTACAGATACATCCAATCCTAAATTCTCTTTTACTTTCATTAGATCAACAGTGTCATCTAAAACTGGTTGTCGATCACGCAACATTTCTGGAGTCATTTCATCTTTTTTAACCATCTTTTCAAACCCGTAATTATCAGAAACAACTTTATTTGCGATTGAATTAGCTTTCATATAATGTTTCGGTTTTGCGTCTCTAATTTGGCTGATTTGCTCCATTGCCTTTTTCTGATGTTCCTTGTCCATCATTCGAAAGACTGCAAACCCTTCAAGCCCTGATTGTTTCCGTAGGGTTTTTAAAAGATGTTTAACCCACTTTTTAAATTCGATTGCTTCCTTGCGTCTTGAATTAAGTATTGCCTCATAAATACCAAATTCCGAAATGATAGGTACTTTAGGTTTATATTTAAAGTCTTGAAAGCAACCCGCGTAATCTTCGGGTTGCTTTTTCTTCCAATTGAAAGAGTCTATTTCCTGTTGATCCATTCGTTTTGTCATATCGTTCGAATCACGATAACCCAATGCTCCAGCCACATCTTTAGCAACCGCCCACCATTCACCATCTTCACCTAAAACAAACCGAATTTCATGATCTAACCACTTTTCGATCTTGATCAATTGAATAACCTCCAAGATGATTTTTAAGCAAACAAAAAAGGAGGTAAACATTGCTTACCTCCTTGAAAACTGAAGGCACAAAACCTCTTTGTGCCTGAACTGCCAAATTGATAGGTATGAAAAAAAGAAGCCCAACAAATGAGCTTCTAATCCACCTTTGCAAACTAAATTATTAATCTGGAGAAAGTGCCTTAATTAAACCGTCAACAAAAGCGTTATTGAGTTCTTCACGAATTTCTTGTTCACACTCTTTTTTTACCAATAAGACAAATTCCCCTAAATCCTTAAAAGAAAAAACAAAAGAACCCGGTTGAATTAACCTAGGTTCCTGTAATTTTCGCTCATAAGCGTAATCTCTTGATACTTCCATTCAACCACTCCTTAAAAAGGCAAATCATTTGCTGCTTCTTTCACTTCTTCATCTGTCTTTATTGGATCAACTTCAGGAACTTCAAAACCGATTCGGGTAACATCAAATCCGATTTTAGTAAGGTCTTGGATCATTTGTTCATCTGATTTTGTGTAAAGGACTTTGGAGAATAGTTCTTGATTGAATACTTGACCTGCTGTTGCTTCGAAATGAGATTTCTGAGTTTCATTTAAGGAAGTAATGTTCATTACAGGTGTTAGCATAACAGTTGTTTCTGTTTTTTCACCCATCTTTGATAGCTTAAAAGGAACTGTATAAACAGATTCTCCGTACTCTTGGATTTGTGAAGCTAATGCTTTCCCTTGTTTTCGGGTGAATTCAATAACGATTTCATCACCTGATTCCAAAGTAAAAAAGCCAAACAATATTTTAGGCTTAGCTTTCAAGTCATAGATTAATTTACTTAACTGATCATGACCTTCAGGTTTGTAATTGTGTTTTTCCTTAACATCTTCTAGTTGGTTTAAATCTTTATAAAGCTCTTTCACAGCCTTATCAAATGGATCATCACCATTGATATGCGCTAAACAAGCTGAGTTGTAAATCTGGTGGTTTTTAGACAAAAAATACCCGCCATGCGATTTATACTCTACAAAATCGGTCAGTGACGGGATTCGTACTAAAACAGATTCTCCTGATTTTAAGTTTCTTTTATATTTCTTAATATCATCTGTGTTTGTATTCGATTGTTCCGGCTCATCTACTAAAACCTCTGCTCCGCTCTTAGTAAAATAGTCTGTACTACTCATTTAATCATCCTTTCTAGTTCATTCGGTGAGTATAAAAAAGTCCCTCTATATACTATAAGGACACCTAAACCCGAAATTAGGACAAAAAACAGGGAGTTTTCGAAAAAAAATTTATATCTTAAATTTGTAGTAGATTTTAACGTGATTTCCGGGTAAGACATGGATTTTCTCGATCAAAGTTTCTAGGATGCTCCTTAGTCTCATGGTATCCGTAACTTTTAGGCTGATAAACTCTTCTATCTTGCCCCAAACGGAATCCACCAAATAATCCGTATTGCCTATGTTATCCAGTTCTCCCCCCACCTGAGCATGTTCCTTTTCTAACCTTTCCGTATCCTCCTTAATTTTACTTTGCATGAATTCATATTGATTGGGGGTCAATTGGTCACGATTTTGAAATAGATCGTACATATCCTCATTTAACTTTTGTAGTTTCATCGTAATAATCTCCAGTTTAGCCTCAAGCTCTCCCGTTGGTGTGTCAACACCTACAATAAGTTTGGATAATGCCTCCCGTGATACGATTGATTTTAAATCTTTTCTCACCACATCAAGTACATAATTTTCCAGTTCATCAGCAGGAATCCGAGCAGAATCGCAATAAGAAGCCCCCTGCTTATGTTTTAGACTACATACATAAACCCTATTTGTTTTCCGTTCCTTTCTCTTTAGAACAATATAGGATGACCCACAGTTGGGACATTTAATAATACTGGATAGTAAATGTTTTGCATAACGTGGTTTAATATATGGTATCGCATCTTTTCTCTGCGCCAATAGTCTTCTAGCCTCCTCAAAGGTTTCTTTGTCAATAATAGCAGGATGACAATCATCAATTATAGTCCAAGATTTTTTATCATTTTTAACTCTCTTAGATTTCTTTTGTCCATTCTCACTATTACTGTAATCTCGGTAAGTAGTAATACTGGTTTTATTATAAAGAATCCGACCCAAATAAACCTCATTTTTTAGCATACCCAAGACATTTTTACTTGACCAGTTATTACTATTTCTATATAGGATACCTTGGCTACTCAAATGTCTAGATATTCTAAGGGCTCCATAGTTATGTTTTGTGCATAGCTCAAATATTTTTTTTACCACAATTGATTCTTCTGGATGAGGGACTAATTTTCCTGTGCTCTTCTCAACCAAATAACCATAAGGTGGGGGACCGTTCCACTTACCGTCCTTTGCTCTTTGCTTCTTGCCCATCCGAACCTTAAGCGACGTTTTGACCGATTCCTGCTCAGCTAGGGCTGCTTGAACCGTAAACATAAAATCAGAATCAGGTTTATTAGAGTCATAAGACTCCTCATAGCTCAGAACCCGCAGTCCTTGACTCTTAAAACGAGATAATAGGTCTAGAGCATCTTGAGTATCTCGTGCAAAACGAGAGATACCTTTAAACACAACAGCTTTAATTAATCCTTGTGATACAGCATGTCTAAGACGTTTCACTTGAGGTCTATCATAAATAGACCCCAAATATCCTGAAATGCCGAAATCTCGGTAAATATGAGCTTCTGAGACTACACCTAACCCCATTTGTTGTATATATTCTTTTAAGATGCTAACTTGATTGTTAAAACTACTCTCTTGTTCGTCAGTTGAGACTCTGACGTAAATTGCACAAATTTCTTTTTCTCTGTTCAA